TCCAACAGTTGCAATTGCATCTGAAGGCGGCACCCCATCAGAAACAGACCAGAACGCAGCATTCGTCTCAGTAGACGTTAAGAAGTACATCGGCCAGCAAACATTTAGCCTTGAACTTCTAGATCGTTCTTCACCAGCATTCTTTGCTGAACTCGTCCGTCAGATGGAGTTCGCATACGCAAAGGCAACAGATGCAGCAGTAGGTTCAGCACTTATTGCAGGCGGAACAGACGGTGGAAACCGTTCAATCACAGATGGTGCAGACGTTGCAGACTTCGTGTCAGATGCAGCAGTATCTATCTACACAAACACACTCGGATTCGCGACCAACATCGCGGTATCACCTGCACAATGGGGCGTCCTTATGGGACTTGTGGACACAGCAAAGCGTCCAATCTTCCAGCAGACAATCAACCCACAGAACGCAGGCGGAGACCTAACTGCAACTGCAGTTCGTGGAAACCTACTCGGACTAAACCTCCGCGTTGCTCGTAACCTTTCAGGTACAGGCGACAACTCAATGATCATCATCAACCCAGATGCTTACACATGGTACGAGAGCCCACGTCTCTCACTCCAGACAAACCTCATCTCAACAGGTCAGGTTCAAGTTGGCTACTACGGTTACGGCGCAATTGCTACCAAGCTCGCAGCTGGTGCATACCGCTGGATGGTTGCATAGTTCAAACTAATCATGGGGGAGCTGCTGCTCCCGGTGGCTCCCCCAGCCGTTTAACGAGAGGAACTAGAAATGGCAACAATAGTTACAGCAAGCGAACTTCGCTCTGTCCTTGGCGTTTCTAGTTCCCTCTATTCGGATGCTTATCTCACAGATGTAATCGACACAGCTGAAGCAGTCATTCTGCCAATGCTGGTCAAGTACGCAGTTGCCATTGATGAAGTTGAACTCGAGGCAAACGTAGCAACATATAAAACAGTTGGTGAAAACCAATTCTCAGCGGGTCAGAGCGTAGTCATCACAGGATGTGGCTCCCCATTTAACGGAACTTTTACTATTGAAGATTCTTATGAGGATCTCTTTACGATTTCAATTACCAATGCCGATATTGCTTTGAAAAACGTCATTCCATCAGGCTTGGCTACTCTTTCAGGCGCTGCAACTTATGTTGGCGTAAGCGCAGTAGAGTCAGCAGTTCTCGCAGTCTCAGTTGAAGTATTCCAGTCTCGCATCGCTCCAGGCGGTCAGATTGAAGGCATCGACTTCACAAACGTTAGCCCATATCGCTTGGGTCGCAGCTTATTTAACCGTGTATCTGGTTTATTGGGGCCATACATCGATACTGATTCAATGGTGCAGTAAATGCCTAATACGATTCTCGATACAGTTCGTCAACCTTTAGCCAATGCCTTTGCTAACGTAGCAGGCAACGTCTATGCCTACGTCCCAGAGGCTCCTATGGTGCCTTTCGTAGTTACAGTTCCGGATTCTCCATATCTTGAATTAGAAACTATTAGCAGTTCAACTTTGCACGTTAAAATTAATCTTGTTATCTCAGTAGCGGTTGCCTATAACAGCAACCCTGCATCGCTCGACAATCTCGAGCAGCTCGTCATAAGTGTTCTGAAGGTGATCCCTACCGGGTACACAGTCGGAGCGGTTGAAAAACCAACGGTTACTCAGGTCGGCCCATCCAATGTCTTGGTGGCAGATATCAGAGTTTCTACCTACTACACACAAACAAACTAAGGATAAATAATGGCAACCACAGTAATCACAGGTCGCGATATTTCTCTATCTTTCACAGGTGGAACAGATATCGAGGCTCAAGCACTTTCAGCAGTTCTTACAAAGACCAACGTTCGTGAGACCTACCAGACTCTCGACGGCGAGGCTTACAAGACTGTCAACACAGAGGCAACCTTTGCTCTTTCAATGCTCGCTGATTGGGGCAAGACCTCATCTGTATGCGAAGCACTTTGGGCGGCAGCAGAAGCACCAGACACCACAATTTCAGTAACCCTTACAGCTGCTACAGGCGCTCAGTTCGTGTTCCCAATTCTTCCTGAATTTCCAACAGCAGGAGGCGCTGGAACAGACGCACAGACTGTAGACTTCACATTCAAAGTCGCAAACGGAACTGTCACCGAGACATTCTCCTAAGCCGATAGAAACGGGAGCAAACAATGCAACAGCAAATAACAATTAAATATATAGATGGATCCGAAACCACTTACATGGTTCGTCCTCCAGATTACGCCCGCTGGGAGATGACAACTAAAAAGGTCATCGCTCAGTTTGGCGGGATGTGGGACATTCTTTATGTCGCTCACAGCGCCATGAAGCGTGAAGCAGGCGGGAAACCAACCAAGACTTTAGAGGTCTGGATGGAATCCGTGGCAGACGTTGAAGTAGGTGAAGGCGACCCAAAAGTCACCCAAGAGGAAGCGTAAGCCGACTCTTAATTGAACTGGCAATAGCCACACAGATTCCTATGGATCATTGGCAAACTGCCGAAGATATTCTCACAGCTGTAGAGATACTGGAGGAACGCAATGGCAAGTGAGTTGGTAGCACTTGACCAGACCGAACTCCGTCAAGTATTCAAGGCCTTAAAGAATATGGGTGATGAAGCAAACGATGAGGCCAAGCGCCAATCCGGCGCCTTGGCTGAATTCGCTAGAGCAGAAGTTATTCAAACCGCTAAATCTCTACAAAGTAGAAAAGTAGCAGGCAGAATTGCAGACGGTTCTCGGGTTAAAAAGTCCAGCCGTATTGGCGAGATTACTTACGGGTTCGCTTCTCAAAAGTTCTCAGGTGGAGCAACCACTAAAGACATCTGGGGCGGTTCAGAATTCGGATCTAACAAATACAAGCAATTCCCGGTGTGGTCAGGCCGCCAAGGTCGAGGCTCTAAGGGTTGGTTTATCTATCCAACGCTTCGCAGGATTCAACCTGAAATCGTTGCTAGATGGACTGAATCATTTACTAAGATTTTGAAGGAGTGGGGATAAATGGCAACAGGTACAAGAGCGTTAACGCTTAAGCTGCTTGCTGACGTTGATAACTTCACTAAAAACCTCAAGTCGGCAGATAACGACGTCAAGACCTTTGGCGATAAAGTCGGAGAATTCGGTAAGAAGGCTGGTTTAGCCTTTGCAGCAGCAGGAGCCGCAGCGGTTGCCTATGCAGGCAAATTAGCCATTGATGGAGTCAAGGCAGCCATAGAAGATGCCGCTGCACAGACCAAGTTAGCCCTTACCTTAAAGAACGTCACAGGGGCTACAGAGAACCAAATAGAAGCAACTGAAGATTACATAACCAAGACTTCTATCGCCTTTGGTATTACCGATGATCAGTTGCGTCCATCACTTGAACGCCTTGCTCGAGCAACCGGAGATGTTGAACGCGCCCAGAAGTTACAGACTGTAGCCATCGATGTTGCCGCGGGTTCTGGTAAAACGCTCGAAGCAGTAACAAACGCCATGGCAAAGGCCGCAGAAGGCAATACTGCTTCACTTGCTAAATTAGGCATTGGCTTAACCAGCGCTCAGCTCAAGACCATGAGCATGGAAGAAATTACGGCTAAGTTAGCATCGACATTTGCTAACCAGGCATCAACCCAAGCCGATACATTTCAAGGCAAAATGCAACGCCTTCAAATCGCCTTTGATGAAGGCAAGGAAACAATCGGCGCATTTATTCTTACTGCCATTACGCCATTGGTTGAAGTGGTAGTTAATCGAGTCGTACCGGCTATTCAGGAATTTACCAATAACATTGGCGACAAATTGCAGCCAGTTCTTAAGTTTATCCAGCCAATTATCAATGGTCTTAAATCAGCCTTTGATACAGTCCGTTCATCGCTAGAACGTAATAATGATGAATTGCAACCTTTTTACAATTTCCTCAAGGCTATAGGTGAATTCGCTCGAGATACGCTTGCTCCAATTTTAGGCAAGATATTAGGCGGAGCCATCAAGGCATTAGGTCAATTTATCTCAGATGCGATTGATACTTTTGCTCGATTTGTTAGCGTATTGACCAACGTATATAACCGCATCAAAAGTATCGTGGACGCTATCAAGAGCGTGGCTGGTGCAGTCGGTGGATTCTTTGGTGCATCAGGCGGCGGAGGCGGAGGCGGCATAATTCAGCCAGCATCTTTCGTAACTCCATCGACCACTTCTGTTCCAACCATTTCAGCTGACATCATGGATTCAGACGCTCGCCTACGCGCATACGCTCAAGGCAGAACCACAAGCATTACAGTCAACGGAGCAATTGATCCTGAATCTACTGCTCGCCAGATTGTCGGATTGCTTAATGATTCCTCAGCTCGAGGAACCCTTGGCGGAGGCTTAATCTACGCATGACCGCATGGACTCCCACCTATAAGATTCAGGTAGATGGCTATGAGGTTACAGACGTCACCGTTGCCAACTTAACTGTTACTTCAGGCCGTACTGATATTAACCAGCAACCAGTTGCCGGATATTGCCAATTACAGCTGCTTAACTTTGATAACAGCAGTTATGACTTCACCGTAGGTACTAGCCTTTCAATTCAAGTCACAGATTCAAGTAATGCCTATGTGCCTATCTTTGGCGGATACATTTCAGACTTCACTATTGCCGTGAACCGCGCTGGAAGCATTGGCTATACGACTACTGCCACCATTACTGCGCTTGGCGCATTATCCAAATTGCCTAAGATTGTCGATGCAGGCGTTCTCAATGCCGATTATGACGGCGACCAAATTTACACTTTGTTATCTGGCTATCTTCTAGGTCAATGGAATGAAGTGCCAGCGGCTGAAACATGGGCTACCTATAACGCAACTGAGACGTGGGCTAATGCCGTCAACATCGGGCTGGGAGACATTGACCAACCCGGCGATTATGAACTTATTGCAAGATCGTCAAGCAATACTGACCTTTATAGCCTTTGTGCGGAAATAGCCAATTCCGCTTTTGGCGTACTTTATGAAGATGCCAATGGCAACATCGGTTATGCAGATTCAACGCACCGCCAAGACTATTTAGCCAACAATGGCTACACCACGCTCGACGCCAACCACGCCAACGGAATCGGACTAGCTGCGACAACCCGAGCGGGCGATTTACGCAATTATTACAATATTCAGTATGGCAATAACGGTTCAGGTTCATACACGGCTCAAGATACGACTAGCCAATCTCTTTACGGTACTTATGCAGAAACCTATTTATCAAGGGTTAAAAATCAGGTAGATGCCGAAAACTTGGCTGACCGTTACATCGCTCTCAGAGCCTATCCTTATCCTAAATTCCAAGGCATCACTTTTGTCTTAGGAAACCCAGAAATCGATGACGCAGACCGAGACGCTCTACTGAACATATTTATGGGGCAACCAGTCTGGGTTCAGAACCTTCCCGGCAATATAACCAATGGTTCATTTCAGGGTTATGTTGAAGGCTGGACATTCCGGGCAAGCCTGAATAACCTCTCAATAACCTTCAACGCATCTCCCATAAGTTTCTCGCAAGTTGCGGTAAAATGGGAACAGGTAAATGCAGCGGAGACATGGAACACAATTAACACCAGCCTAACTTGGCTTGATGCGATAGGAGCAGTAGCGTAATGGCAACGACCACGACAAATTTTGGCTGGGATATTCCTCAGTCGACTGACTTGGTGAAAGATGGCGCAACCGCCATTGCAGCACTAGGCCAAGATATCGACACAGCTCTAGTTGATCTCAAGGGCGGAACTACAGGCCAAGTATTAGCCAAGGCATCCAACACAGATTTAGACTTCACATGGTCATCAGTTGATCCATTGACCATTCTCGATGCTAAAGGCGATTTAATTACAGCAACCGCAGCAGATACTCCAGCACGTTTGGCAGTTGGAACAAATGGTTATGTGCTGACGGCTGACTCAACCCAATCAACAGGCATTAAATGGGCTGCGCCTGCAGGTGGTGGCAAAGTTCTTCAAGTAGTAAGTGCTACTTCAACAACACAAACTACTATTTCTTCGACAACCTTAACTGATACTGGTATAACAGCGACTATCACTCCAACAGCGAACACCAGCAAAATTCTAGTTTTGATTTCAGCATCTCAGTATTCAAGCAGATCATCTATCTATAACTGGACAGAAGCAAAATTATTAAGAGATTCCACGACAATTTGCGATTGGTCAACTGGTGATAGATATTTAACAGGTATTGAAATTGGTAATGCTACATCAACTTATTTGCAAGCACTTAGCGGAATTAACTATTTAGATAGCCCAGCAACTACTTCAGCAACAACATATAAATTACAAGCCGCCGTTACAAGCACCGCAAATTCTGGAACAACATATTTTCAACTTAATGGACAACCTTCAACAATTACTCTGTTAGAAATTGGTGCATAATGGCAAAAGATTACCTAGTAGAAGCAATTCATAAATTACGTCCAACTGCTGAATTTGTCATAAGAGATAATGATTATTCAAATATTGAATGGCATAATTTAGATGGCAAAGAACCAACTCAAGCCCAAATTGATGCTGCCATTGAAGAAATCAAAGCCGAAGAAGCAGTCGAAGCAAATGCGGCCGCTGCTGCCAAAGCTGAACTTCTTGCAAGATTAGGCATTACTGAAGCAGAAGCAAAACTGCTATTGGCATGACCCCAAAGTTATGCAAAGCAGGCTGGCAATTTCGTGAGCAGGTTGACCAGACCTACCCCGATAGAGATCGTAGTAGTGATGGTTGGGTGGCAGATGCCCGACATGTTGCTAAGGGCAAGTCTGACCACATCCCTAATGCAAAAGGCTGGGTATGCGCTCTGGACATTGACAGAGACCTTGCAGGTAAATCCGGTAAGCCAGACCTCATGCCTGATTTGGCAGATCAGATTCGTCAAGCTGCAAAGAAAGACAAACGAATTAAGTACGTCATATTTGATGGACGAATTGCATCGCCAATCTTGGGCTGGCGTTGGAGAACTTACAAAGGATCTAATCCGCATCGCAAGCATCTCCACATTTCTTTCACTTCAAAAGGCGAGACGGATGGCTCGTTCTTTAATATACCGATGATAGGTGGAACCGAATGAACATGAAGAATCCATACATCCTGACTGCTGGCGCATTCCTTTCGGCTTGGGCTGCATCGAACTTTGCATTGGATTATCGCTCAGTACTCTGGGCCATACTTGCTGGCGTCTTTGGTTATGCCACTCCGAAAAAGTGACAGCGCAAGACACAGCGGCTGTTGCAGTTGCTGTAACGACCGTTATTGGTTCATTTATTGGCTTAGTGCGTTGGTTGGTAAAGCATTACCTCGCGGAATTAAAACCAAATAGCGGTTCAAGTCTTAAAGACCAGGTTAATCGTTTAGAAGCGCGTGTCGATACCATAATCGAGATGTTAGGCAGGTAACACTTATCCCATGGCAAGGAAACGACCAGTCATAGACTTAGACACTTACAGCGCCTTGGATGCTTACGCCATTGCGCTAAACGAGTATTACAAGTCATTACGCAGAGCAGGGTTCACAGAGACCCATGCCTTTTGGTTGCTATCAGATCGTGAAACGTTTCCAGATTGGATTATTCCAAACCTTCCCAATCGAATCGACAATATTCCCTATGAGGACGACGACGAGGATTAAATGAAACGAATCGTTATTCTGAGCGATTTACAGGTGCCTTTCGAGGATGTCCATGTAACTCAGAACATAGCAAGATTCCTACAGAAATTTAAGCCAGACCAAACAGTTACTATCGGTGACGAAATTGACTTCCAAACAATCAGCAAATGGAGTGAGGGAACCCCTCAAGCCTATGAGCAGAGCCTTGGCGATGATCGTGACCGATGCGTCGAACTCCTCTGGGAGTTGGGTGTTACTGACTGCATCAGAAGCAACCACACAGATCGACTATATAACATCATCATGAAGAAGATTCCGTCGTTTCTGTCATTGCCAGAGCTGCGGTTTGAGAAGTTTATGAAGTTCGATGAACTGGGTATCACCTTCCATAAGAACCCAATGCCTATCGCTCCGGGCTGGATTGCCGTCCATGGCGACCATACTCCTAT